TATGGAGTAGGCGGTATACACGGATGCGTTAAGCCAGGGGTGTATCAGTCAAATTTTACACACGGAATACTTGACATTGATGTGAAGTCATATTACCCTAACTTATTTATTCAGAATCGCCTACACCCTAAGCAGATGGACCAAGATACCTTTATCAAGGTGTACTCCGATATCTTCCAAGAGAGAGTAAAGGCACAGAAAGAAGGGGATAAGTTAACCTCGGATGCACTCAAGTTGGCACTGAATGGCCTCTTTGGTAAGACGGGCTCAGATGTATCGTGTTTCTACGATCCGAATGTCTTCTTCGCAGTCACTGTGAACGGACAATTGCTTTTAACAATGTTGGTAGAGCGTTTAGTTCGCCAAGGTGCATCGCTACTACAAGTTAACACAGATGGTGTAACAATTTTATATAGTTATTTGTTACAAGATGACATCATAAAAATCTGTAAAGAGTGGGAAGCAATCACCAAGTTGCAATTGGAATACGCCAATTACTCCAAGATGATTATCCGGGATGTAAACAATTACATTGCTGTAGATGAATTCGGAAAGATTAAGGAGAAGGGAGCTTTTGAAACCAAGAAAGATTGGCACAAGGATAACTCATATATGGTCGTGCCTCTAGCAGTACGAGAATATTTCGTAAACAATACGCCCATCGAAGTAACATTACGCAAGCATAAGAACATCTTGGACTTCTGTGGTCGTTACAAGGCTTCTAAGGGCTGGCACGTAGAGTTTGCATACCTTGATGGCAACGAGGAAAAAAGATTGGAATTCGGTAAGATTTATAGATTTATACCGGTAATCAAGGGCGGTGTATCGCTTAAGTTAAATAAGGATGGTAGACAGCACCACTTGTGCGAGGGATATCAAACCTTCCCCTACAATAAATTGGAAGACTTCGACCTCAATAATTTGAATATGGATTTCTTTATCAATGAATGCAATAAACTCTTGGCTTTAATTAACCCTCCGCAATTGCAATTACTTTAAATCTTAACGGTCTTCCAGACTCTGACGTAACGACCATTCTGATACTCCAACATAGGTATCTCTTTGGTTGTTACTGCTACGGGTTTGGTCTTCTCAAAACGCTTAATGATATTCTTGTGCATGATTTCACAAGCCACCATACCATCTGCGATATCCGTGTTTTCAATTAAGTAACTCTTTAGTTCCATAATCAAATCTAAAAACCATATGTCTTGACAATAGCCATTCAGATAATCTATCAGATAGCTATTGCCACGTTCTGCTGTGATATCGTTCTTATAGTATCCTACAGAATCATCGTCCTTCCAGAATCCTCTACCCAAAAAGATAGGCTTCTTTGCTAGCAAATTTGATTTACCCAATTGTTTGTACTTCTCCTTAGTCACACCACCACGATTTATTTCTATCATTGCTATGGCGTTATTGTAGTACTCTTGGAGCAGTATCATATTGTTGACTATTTGATCAGGATCTGAGTCCCGTTCTGAATAGTAAGCAACATACCTATTGGTATCTATATTCTTGATGATGATGGCTTGCTTAGAACCATCTCCCATGTTCTTTGAGTTGTATGGAATCGGGTCAATGCCAGCGATGTACGTGTGATCAGGATTGGGTTCTTCAAGAAAATACATAGGACTGGTGATGTCGGGCCTCTTTATAATTGCTCCAGAGAAATCACGATGTAAATAAGACCTATCAATCGGTGGGCGAGTTGATAGAATCATACGTTCTTGCGTGTCTAATTTATTCATGATGTGCTTAGGGAAAGCACCTTGGCCACTTACTGAGAATACCTCTTGTATGTCTAAAGGGTACTGCTTAATGAAAGAATTCAGATACGACTTATCTTCCATTCTGTCCAATACACCACGTGTCTGCATAATCCAATCTGTCGCAGCCTTTTCATTGCTGTAACCATTGGGGCAGAAGTTTAATATTTTGCCAGTTTCCTTACCATTTTCGTCTAATTCGGGGGCTTCCATAATCCCTTGATAGCCAGGAAGAAAGATGGTTAGAATCTTCAAAGCCTCGGCATTATCCCACAATGTTTTGGCTAACTTCTGGCCAATTGATGTAGCCTCACCAGCGCTACCGCCAATGACAATTGGGGCAACCTTAACAAATCCTGATTTGGTACTTGCTTGAGCAGATTTATAAACCTTGTCGGCCTTAGGATGAAGCATACATTCGTCTATAAAAATATGCATCGCACGATACGCCTCGAATGCTGTTGGTGTTTCAACTGTCTCCTTGGTGATAATCTGAGAATCCAATCCGGTAACTGATCCTGTCTTGGCATCCCTACGACCTAAGTGGAGGTATCCTTCTTGACGGGTAGATACAATTCCAGGGCGGGCATACTCTTCAAACTCATCGTACACTACACGTGTCTTATCTTTAAACAAAGCCTCAAGACGTTTTTTATCTGCTGAGGTGATGAGTGATGTGCTTCCAGGATTGGTCATCGCAATCCACATTGGAATGATTCCACCAAAGATAAAAGATAGTCCAACCTCACGTCTCTTAGTTACAAATAAATCGTGATTGGTTCTACGGGCTTCCATATATCCCTCATAGATTAATTCATCTATATCTCGCCAAAGGGGTCTTTTTTTGAAACCTCTGGCGTCTTTTACCCATCCTTGTGTTAGTGCAAAGTAGTGAGGACCAGTCAATCCGAAACGACCTTCAATCCAAAAAACACGTTCCTTTGCCCACCAGATATCCTTTTCTTTCATGGAAGCTAAGGGGCTCAGACCGTACTTGCTGAACCATTCGTCATATACGAATTTAGGTTTTTTCATCGCCTAGTATTTACACGATCAAGGAAAGAACCTTCATCATCGTCTTTATTTTCTTCTGGATACGCCTCTAACTTGGCTAACTTAAGGCTCTTGTTAATCTTATCTCCTGCTTGTAGCAATTGAAACAAACCTTTCTGATATGAATCGTCAAGGTCTAAAGTCTTATCCTTTACAGAAGTCATCAATTGTTTTGATGCTGAGACCAAAGTTGTATAAAAATCCTTGGCAGGATCAAAATCTTGCAATTGTAATCTTTCGATTGCTTCCTCTTCAGAAATTTTATTTTCCTTGAGGTACTCCCAAAGTTTTTCTAAGGCTGTGGATTTTTCGTTTTTGGTCTTCAATTTCTTTTTGCGCTTTGTTTGCCTCAATTGGATTGTCAATGGCGGTATAATACTCGCACCATGAAATTAGTTTCTGAAGTTCTCTGACTTCGTCCTCAATTATTTGTTTATTGCTTTTAGCCATTGCTCTAAGTTAAAATTTGCGAAGTCTCCTTCCTCGATAACTTCTCCCAAAGATAAATAGAATCTTACTACATTTCCAAGGGCGAGAAGTTGATCGGTCGTTGCTGTATTTTGATATCTGCAATCAGCATCTAAGCCTCCAATCACAGCCAAGTGTACTTCTTGTCCTGGACAATAATTAATAGCGTGCAAATAACCTTTACTACTAATGCAATGAGTTAGTATAGGCACTCTTTCTAATCCCCCGATGTGGGTTGAATCAGATGAAAAACGAACCTTTTCTTGTTCGTGTTTAGAAACCTCTGAAGGTTTTAAATCTGTTTTGCTATATGTCCAGTAGATTTTCACAATTTGCTAAAGTACACCGCATTTGGATGTACGAATTCTTCCTTTGGTTCTTGCTCGTACTGCTCAATCATTTTGTTCAAATACCACCGAGCCTTTTTCATATCCTCTAAACCACCTTTAGATTCGCAACGCCATAAGTACTTAAGTACATTAGAAGTACATACGGCATCTAAGCCTCTTTTGTTGATGGTAGCGGATGCAATTGCGTCAATGCATTCTACTTTACCTTGCTTGTAATGTGAAGGGTTTACGTTGTCTTTCATACTATAAATTCTTGTTTAGGCACAAATATACACAATTCTTTGGGAACTCTATAAAATTTATCTGTTCCTTTTCTTTGTGCTGTATTGATGTAAATTTTCTCTTTATATTTCTCGTCAAAGATAATGTCTGATCTACACATCAAAGCAGCTTGGGTCTCGGTACATATAAT